GAAGTAAAATATATTTCAGATATTATAATATACGATATCTAATATATATTTCCGTTTCGCGACAACAAGTGAGTTCACTTCGGCATGATAAGAATTTACTTGTTGTTCCTATTATGTAAAGTTATATAATAAAGATATGGCAAAAGCAAAAGTCACTCATAGAAACAAATTAGAAGTCGTAGCAAATCCTAAAGTAGATTTTGGACTGACACCAAAGCAAGATAAGTTTTGTAAGATATATGCTACAGAAGAAGTAACTCAAACCGAAGCGGCGATTCAAGCAGGATATGCGATATCCAATGCTCATGCGATTGCTAGTAAAATGCTGAACGGAAGAGATTATCCACAAATACTAGATAGAATACATCAATTAAAATTAGAACTCCAACATAAGTATGAGGTAACTTTTGAAAGCCACGTTCGGAAACTATCACAAATCAGAGACGAGGCGATGGTCAATCAAAATTTTGCATCTGCTGTCGCGGCTGAAAAAGCAAGAGGTCAAGCGGCTGGACTGTACATAGATAGAAAAGAAATATTGATGGGACGGATTGACCAAATGAGTCGTGATGAGGTAATGAGTGAAATTAAAAAGATACAAGAAGAGTTCCCACAACTCGTAGAGCACGAAGAAGAGCCTAAATTTAATGACGAAAAAAAGTTATCAAAATGAGTATTTAGCTATTTACAAAGAGGGAATAATTTAGTATTCTATAATAGCAATTAAGCAATAACATATATCACAGAAAGGATATAAAATGTTACAAGTCGCTAAAAAGGTTCAGTCACCTAAAAAGGCTATCACATTTAATGGCATCTCAGGTTTATCTGCTGAACGTTTAAAAAAACGTGAAGGAGTTACTGTTGCTGATATCACTGGTTTTGTTCAGCAACATGCGGGAGGTAATATTAATAATGTCGGCATACGTTTAGTTGACGGAGTTAATGTAAAGGATGAGTTACCATTTCCGTGGGAAAAAAAGAAAACCATGTATGCTGAAGACGGAGCCAAAAAGTCTACTCTTCGTGCAAAGGTCGTCTGGCAGTTAATTAATTGCCAGTCTGGTAAAGAGCCAGTTACTCTTGCTCAGGTTGACCAATACCATAAATCAATTAAGGCTAGGACTTACCATGCTCTTATTGATGCTTTAAATGGTGGGCAGTCTGCCAAGTCTACTTCCTGGGGAAAAAACTTTGTTGAGTTATATGTAATCCCTAAAAAATAACTTACAGTCCCCTAGTTTAACGACTAGGGGATTTTTTAAACTTTGTAATATGACAAAACCTGAAACTAAATTTTGGAATTTAATAAAGAAACAAACGGAGGGAATGCTACATTGGTCTCGCTTAGAATCATACACAGCGACTGGAATACCTGACCTGACTGGTTGTTATAAAGGGAAGGAGGTATGGTTTGAATTAAAGGTTTTGACAACAAGAAATGACAAGACGTATCCAGTATTTAGACCTCTGCAAATAGCATGGCAGACCTTAAGAACTCAGCATGGAGGTCGGGTTTATAACTTGGTTCATCATCCTTCGTCCCAGAGTATATTAATTATTGATGGCAAGAACCTTGGACAGAGGTTGATGGATCGTCAGTATATTTACGATGCGAAACGACCGATCAACATGGATCGGGAAGCATGGCAAGTCTTATTTATTCAAATGTTCTCGGGACAGGATGGATGGATGGATTGAAGATTCATTATGACTCATATATATAGGGACAGGCATAGGTATAATATAATGATTCATAATGAGTCCTCTCCGACGGTGAGTATCTAATTGTTGCTCTTCCAAAGTCATCCCCCATAATATAAATATAATTAAATATTTATAAGGAGTAAATATGCAAAAAGAAAATTACATCGTGTGCAGAGGCAGATTAAAGCCTGGACAATATCTATATGCTTATATGAAAAGTGCGGCGAGCTTTGACAACTTTAAAGATGCACAAAATTTTATTTGGAAGGACGTCGAGGGTTTTGTAGACTTTTACAGAGATTATGGTAAACCAGAGGCTACTGAGATGACATACAACATTTATCAGGATGGACACTTCTATATGGAACAAGTATATGGGATGGATGGAAAACAAATCCTTCAATAAGAGTAAGGGGGCATCAGCCCTCTTTCTTTTTGGGTAATGGGTATGAATCACAATGAGTCATCCCATCTAGACTGGACCCTCTTTTTATTGCTCTTATAATATCAGCATACATACTAAAACCATAGTTAATTATTTATAAGGAGTAAACTATGACATCACAGTACTATAAAAATCTTGCCGACATTGTTTGGCGAAGCAACATGGACCAAAATAATTTGGAGCCAATGATTGCTCACCTCAAGTTAAGAAATAAAAACTTTGATGAGGACAAGTTTCATCAAGCCATAGAGGAGCACCCGATGAACGATAGCGAGGGGTATCACCCATGATAATCCTATCTGTCATCGCTATTTTAATTTCAATATGGATATTAGTTTGATTGATTGATGGATTACTATTTGAGTGTCTATGTCTATGTCTATTATGTGCATACATTCAAACCATCGCTGTCACAAATAACCAAATGCACCAAACGAGCTTAATTAACATGTTAATTAAAAAGTTTAAAAAGGTGTTTACATATGTTTATTAATTTAGTAATGTTTATATATTGGTTAGTAATTAAATTAACCATGTTTTTAAAAGGTAGTTATTATGCAAAATAATACAACAATTTTTAACCCAACAGTAACAGTAAAAAATGCTAATAGCCAATGTGCTAATATGGTAGCATTTATAAATGCTAATGGTGGGCTTGGTAAATGGGCTTTACAATTACAACCAACAGCCTTAAATAATGGGGCTTTGTTTGGTGGTATAAATGCAAAGGGCAGTTTATGGCATGGCATGGCTAAATGCCAAAATAACAACCCAAATTGGAGGGGGCTTATTTTGTGGGCTTGTGTTAATGGTGTTAATGGTAAATTACCAACAAATGCAAAAGGTGGTTTTAAAGGTGCATGTAACCAACAACAGTTAGCCAAGTTTATTAGTACTAGTATACCAACAAAAATAGGTAGCCCTGTACCACTAACAACAATTAATAATGTACATGCTATAAGTGGTAGTAGTGTATTAAGTGTTGGTACGGCTACACATTGCAATCAAAATGCCGTTGGGGCTTTGTTTGTTGGTGCTTTTAGTTATATTTTTAAGCACACATACGGCACTAGCTTTGCAAAGCTTGTACCTATAGCCAAGTAAATTTAAAGGCTACCCATAGGGTTATGGCTTACAACCATAGCCCTTTTTTTATGGGTGGTTACTTAACATGTTAACTATCCCCCCCTTTTTGAGAGATATACATGTATGGGCGTCAGTGCATACATGTTCCGCACGAATCATACCATATCAGAAAATTATTTGTACATGACCCCCCTTTTGTGTATATTGAACATCAGGTTCACGGTCCATGGAAAAATTTTTATAAAAAAATGACACAAGCCCCTTTAAACATACCTGAAGAAAAACTACGGCAGTATGCTAAACTTTTGGAGAAACAAAAACAGTTGGTGTCTTCTGAGTATGCTCGTAATGATTTCATGCAATATGTAAAATCGATATGGGCAGAATTTATAGAGGGCAATCACCATAAAATCATGGCGAATAAATTTAATGAGTTGGCTACGGGAAAAATAAAACGCTTGATTGTAAATATGCCCCCTAGACATACCAAGTCTGAATTTGCTAGTTACTTATTGCCGAGTTGGTTGATGGGCAGGAATCCAAAGTTGAAGATTATACAAGCCACCCATACGGGAGAGTTAGCCGTGAGGTTTGGTCGTAAGGTCAGAAATTTAATGACACAGACAGATTATTCTAGAGTGTTCCCTAATGTTAAGTTGCGATCAGATAGTTTGGCGGCAGGAAGGTGGGAAACAAATGATGGAGGCGAATACTTCGCGGCTGGAGTAGGTGGAGCGATAACTGGTCGTGGTGCAGATTTAATGATAATAGATGACCCCCACTCAGAACAAGATGCGATGAGTCCATCCGCTTTGGAGAATGCGTATGAATGGTACACCTCAGGTCCTCGCCAGAGACTTCAGCCAGGAGGAGCTATCGTAATAGTCATGACAAGGTGGAGTGAGATAGATTTAACTGGTAAATTAATAAAGCAACAAGCTAGAGATGTTTTAGCTGACCAATGGGAAGTTATTGAGTTCCCAGCGATATTACCTGATGGTAAAGCAATGTGGTCTAACT